TGGCGTGGTTTTTATCAAACCTTCGTTTATAAATATTTTAAATTTTGTTATCATAGTATAATTATATATTAATTTACAATATTGAAAAATTTATATATAATAATTATGAAAACATCTAAAAATTTTAATAAAAAATCAATTTAAAACGAACCAACATCAATATATAATATTAAGAATGTAAAAAAAACGATATTTTATATTAATATATATATATAAAAATAAGAAAAAATAAAATGCCATTAGGACACTACACAAATGTTACAACTGCTACTGACCTTCATGATCCGATTTATAAAAATCTATTTGAAGTTCGTATAACATTACCCACCGTATTACAGACTGTGCATCCAAATGCAACAACACTGTTACTTGAAAATGCAACTAAAGTTGATTTACCAACTTATCCAGCTTTGGGAGTGCAAACTCAAAGATTCAAATATAGTACAAGATTGTATCCAACTACACCAGATACAACATCTATTATTAAACAAGATATAGTATTTAATTTAAACCAACATAAAGATTCAAATTCTGTATTTATTTTTAGAATGTTGAAAGACTGGTACGACTTGAATTGGAATAATGAAACAGGTCAATTATCATATTTAAGAAATTTAAAATCTGATCTTATAACTATCGATGTACATGATCGTGAAGGTCGTGTAATTAGAAGAGTAAATTGGATCAACGCATTCATGATAGGTTTTACTGGTTGGGAAAATCTTGATTGGAGTCAAGTAGATATACAAACCTTAACTGCCAGTTTTGCAATTCCATATTGGAACGATTTGTATTATTAAAATTCTTGAAAGTTCAGCAACATCAGATATAAAAAACTTGTTAAAAATTTTTTAACAAGTTTTTTTATGTTATTACAAAAAAAAAGGAAATCTTTTGATTTCCTTTTTTAACTTATATTAAATTATAATTTATATTGATTTAGTAGTCGGAATAAAGCCACCAGATTTGATACTACCTTTTTTCAATATAGTTATATTATTTATAATAGTACCCATACCTTTAATTATTTCGACCAGAGTATCTAAAACACCCATTTGTAAATCTATAATATAATCGGTATTATTAGATTTATCCATAATATTTTTGAAATTATACAATGCCTTAGCATCCAATAATTCTTTACATACTTGGTCAGCTCTAAATTTTACTTCATTGCGAATTTCAGGTGTATTGAATTTCCATTGATAATTTAATAACATATCATACAATCTATTTTCAAGTTCTATTAAAACTTCTCTGGAATGTATTATACTTAAAGAACTATATGGAAATATTTGTGCAGTGTTTTCACTGTTAATATAGAATCCTCTTTTTTGAGTATAGTCAATTGGATTTGCACCCATGTTCATAAGATCAAGAAGATTTTCATCATTGAATCTCATTTCAGTGTCTTTAACGTCACTTAATAAGCCCATTATAGAACCTGCCACGATTGTCCAAGGATATACACCACCTGTTGATGTTAAGAATTTATTCATATAAGCTTTTGCGATTTTTGCAGATGGCGGTACAAATTTAGTCAAATCATCACTTCCTTTAATATAAGGGAAGAAATAACCAACACAACTTCTACCATCAACATCATAGTTTTTCTTAGCAAAAGAATATAAGAAATTTGGATTTAAATCTTCATTACCACCATTTGCCAAATATGCTGTGTTTAATGTTCTATCAGAATTGATAAAAACAGGGTTCAATGATGATTTTAATTGACGAACACTTGGCATATTTAAGAAACCAAAACAATTAAGTTTCATTCCGCAAAGATCAGCCATCTCTTGTTTTGAATTTGCTGTCAAACCTAATCCAAATGAATCTATTAAATATCTCCATGAAATTCTATTTTTATTTGCTAATCCTTTAGCTAAATTTGTGCTTTTATCAATTACGCTTAAAATTTCTTGTTGACGAGCATCTGTGCCATTTGGAATCGAATCAACATGAACAGTAAACGGTTTCATTGTTATACCAACATATTCAGTAAAGTAATTATCTATAGATGAATATGATGTAGTATAATAGTCTGGTACTAACGTAGTTCCGTTGTTTGTTATTTTTATAGCACCATCAGCATATAAAATTTTATAATTTGTATTTACAGTATCATTTTTTATATCAATAATACGCACAAGTTTACGTGGGATCATTCCATTTTGATAGCCTTCACCTGTTGACTCGTCATAATAAGCAGTATCATAATAAGCCTCTAAATACATCCCTCTTACCATACTCGCATATCTAACTTTATCTACATAAATAAATGTTGTATTTGTAAAATCAGTAATATAACTTGGATTCTCAATTTCAACGGTTTGTTTAATGCTATTTTTATTAGAAAAAACAATTAATTTAGAATCATAATTTGTAAAATTAATTGGGAAAGCTGTGCCATTTTCATCAATGAATTTAACTACTAAATTCGAATTAGTGTCTAAATACATCTTTAAGAAAACCTTAGTTTCTGTTTCACCACTTACATTATTAATATAAAAATAATCACCGTTATTAATAACGCCATTATAATAATCTTGATAAAAATTACTCCATGTTGCTACAATGCCAGTTTGTGCTGTTAAGTATGTTATTGGTTCATTAGTTGTCAATAATGTATCATAAATATTGTTTGTCATTAAAAATTCGTTATCAATATAATAAAAAACAAATGTACTATCTGCTGTATTAAAATATTCATAAGGGTTTTCTGTTTCAAAATATATTCTGATATAACCATCTGTTGTAGTTGTTGGTGAATAAATAGTTGGATTTAATATCGAATACTTATTACCGTTTGTTGAATTTATAATAACTGATTTATTATTTAACAAATTAGTATAAATTTCAGTAAAAACTTTCATTTTTCTTAATTTATCATAATTCGTATAATCTATAGAACCATAAGTTCCAACAAAAATAATATCTAAATAATTTACACCACTTGTTGTTCCGCTTAAACTTGTAATATCAGTTGTATCAAATGGTAAATAACCAGTTGAATCGGTTGTAACTGCATTCCATGTATAATATATATTTGGATTATTGTTACCAGTTACACCACTGTAAGTTATTTGAACATAACCTAAAATTATTGTATTTTCATTACTCAATAAATAATTTGGTTTTGATGGTGATGTTCCGGTAATTTGATTACCTTTCAATATATGAATACTTGAATAATCGCTACTTAAATACACGACATCATATCTACTATATGTAGTTGCAGAATTTAAAATGACAAATGGTTCATGATATAACATATTAGAACCCAAACCTGTTGTTCCGCTATATTCGATTAAACCTATTGTGTAATCGTTACCGACAAACTCTTGTTTAAAACTATAAATAAAAATATTTGTTGTTGAACCAGTTGTTGGTTTAAAAGTTATCCCCCCTTTTGTTTCAGAAACAGTAATTTCATTACCAGAAACACTAGTAATATAATATGGTGTTGAATACGTAGCTATACTAAATGATTTATTGAAATAAACTATATCATCAACTTCAGTGTTATACGATGTACCAGTTAATGTTATCGTACCGCCACTATCGCAACTTACTAAATTGTAGGCATATGACATAGCAGTGTTACCTGAAATTTTAACATTAGTGTACCAATTAGTAAATTCTGCGGTTCTACCAGTTGCAAATTCATTTGTTAAAACACTATAATTACCGAAAACATTTCCAAGACTATCTAATCGCTTTATATCATAAGTCTTTTTTTCACTTATGCTTCCATAATATGACATAAAATTGATAGTTGTTTTTGTTGTTCCAACTAAAGTTTGACCTATAAGATCGATATTCCCTTTATAGAAATCCGAACCTAATAAAGCATCTTCATTAAAGTAACAGAATAATCCGGTTGTATCTGTTTGTGAATTTATAACATCTTTTATGTACATGTTATAACCATTCAAATCGGTAAAATTAGGAATTAACGAACAATCATAATAAGCAATCATATTAACCAAATCATCGTTAATAAAACCATCTAATTCGGTTTTTATAAGACCATTGATATTAAAATATTTACTCCAATAAGAATCTACTGACAATGAATTATAATTCGTAAAATCACCAGCAACCGATAAAACAGTTACTATATAATCAGAAATTAAATCTTTTGGATTTATAAACAAAGGAACTTTATCTGAACTACCATACCATTGTTCTGCCGATATATCGAATCCTGTTATTGATGATTTGAACACAAAAGTGGTCAATCTTTGTGTACCAATATTAGTTATGCTCAATAAATCTTGTTCAGGATCTGGCGAAGTTGGGTTATTTGTAAATTCTTCTATAACTATATCGCCAAAAGAAAGCGTGTCACGCTCCCAAAAATCTTGTCTGTTGAAGAATCTTTCGTATGGTGCGGTATTTTTTGCACCATTATCATATTTTGCAGAAAGTGATATAGATTCATATTCAAGTGTATCTCTTGCTGTGTCTGTTTTCAATAAATTTAATGCCCAAACCGGTCCGGTGTTAAGCATATCCTCCACTATTCTATGAAAAAATGATCCTTTATTTTCCAAATTTTTATCAATAGTGCCAAATATCGATTCAAATTCGGCTGGACTATCAACACGAACTGGTCGATTTACAGGACCCTTTTTAGAGAATCCTGGAACTAAGTTTATTAAAACATCTTGTATCGGAAGTTCTACCACTGATTGATCTATTTCTGGTTGATAAATCTTTGGCAATCTGTATTTTCCTAACGTTTTGTTATCTATCATTGTGTTTATTTATTATTTTTTACTTATATATTAATATACAAAAATCGTTTTTCTGTTACTTATTTACTTTTTTCTTCTTTTTTTTCTTCGATAATATCAAGTCCAACTTCTGTGCGTTTTGTTTTCTTTGCTTCTTTTTCTTTCCAATTAGTTTTGAAATCTTCAAAAGCTAATAAATTTTCCAACTTTTTCATATTCTTTGAATTGTTTTTATGTATATATAAATCTTTTTTTCTTATTTTTTACTAATTTATATATTAATTATATTTTTGAAACTTTTAATCGATTTTATGGTATAAATATTGCATTGAGTATTAAAAAAAATACAAACACATGAAAAATATAGCTTTAACGATTATAATTATCATTATGTTAGGTTGTTCAACAACAAAAACAATGACACAAGATATTTATCAAAAAAAAGATTATTCATATTTACATATAGATACGACTGATAATAATTTATATTATGAACAAGAATATAACTATTTAACAGTAAAACCTTATTGGGCTAATTACTATTTAACAGTAAAACCTTATTGGGCTAATTACTATTTAACACCTACATATTTATATTACTATTGGGATTATAATCAATATTATTATCCTTATCCATATTTTTATTATAATTTTAATTGGGATTGGAATCATCATAGACACCATAATCACTGGAATAATTATTACTATGGACGCAGATATTCACAAAACTTTCAAAAAAGACATATAAATTATACACCATATGAATATCGTCAACCAAGACGTTCAAATGAATATCACAAACCATATTACAAACCACAACCAAAACAACCACGTTATCAACAACCAAGACCACGTGTAAATCCACAACCACGACAACGTATAAATCCACAACCACGTGTAAATCCACAACCACGACAACGTATAAATCCACAACCACGTGTAAATCCACAACCACGACAACGTATAAATCCACAACATTATAACTCACAGACACACTATAACTCACAAAAAAGAATTAGATAATTTTTTTATTTGAAAATTTTTATTATATTTGCACTTTAATTTTAAACAATGAAAAAAATCTTATTTTTATTTTTATTATCATTTTTAATGTTTTCATGTGCTGAACAAAAAACATTTACAAATTCCAAAAACGAAGAATTTATTGCTAAACCTTATGGTTGGGCAAACGAAGAATCACAAAAAATAGATACGGTCGTTTATGAAATAAATGCTGGTAATGCCATATTATCAATTTTATTTTCAGAAACCATTATAGCACCATTATATTTAACTGGGTGGGAAATATATGAACCAGTTCGTTTAAAAAACAAAAATGAAACATTTGATAGCAATTATATCAATTTATTTTTTTTAATACTAATTGGATTTATTATTATTATTTTTATATTCAAATACACAAAATCTTAATAATTATTATATGAATAGAATAACAGAATTAGAATTACTATTAGATGAATGGAACAGTGTTTACCGTTTCGAAGGTCGTTCAATAGTGCCAGATAGTGTTTATGATAAACACATGGATGAATTAGCCGAATTAGATCCAGATAATAAAAGACTAACGAAAGTTGGCGAAACACCACCAAATGATGAAAGAAAAGAAAATCTTCCAATGATAATGGCTTCTATGAATAAAGTAAAATCATTCGAAGAATTAAAAGCTTGGATGCTGAAAAAAAGCATACCTCTAAACACAATTCTTTGTATTACACCAAAATATGATGCGCTTTCTGGATTATATGATGTGAAAAATGAAAAAGGTTGGACAAGAGGTGATGGTGTAATCGGTCAAAATTCAGAACCACATTTCAAAGATATTTTAGAAAAATATCCAAAGGATAAATTAGAATCTTTTTTACAAGCATATAAACATGCACCGTTTGTATATACGACAGGTGAAGTAATTATACCCAAAGAAACATTCCTTAAAAAACATTCTAAAATAGCATTAGGCGAGGATGGTTTTGATAATGGTCGTAATCGTGTAGGGGGTCTTTTTAATAAATATAAAAAAGAAAACAAACAACACTTAAATGATATAGTGTATATGCGATACGGTTTACATTGTGGTGTAGATTTAGATAAAAGCAAGCAACTTGATATTTTAAATGATTATTTTAATAATCCTGAAGTTCCATACAAATTACATACAATAGATGAATTATCAACAGAATATTTAGCCGATCTTTTTAAAGAATGGTCAAAAACATTCGAAATTGATGGTCTTATTATAGAGGTGAATGATGCTAAGTTACGAAATAGCATTAAACCGGAAAAATCAACAAAAGATAATCCGGAGGTTATGAATCCTAGTTATGCACGTGCGTATAAAGCAGGTTTTGAAGAAGTGAAAGAAACAACTGTTTTAAATTTAAAACTTGAAATTTCAAAACTTGGTTTTTTAATCCCAGTCGCAGAAGTAGAACCTACAATGTTGGATGGCGCAGAAGTGACTAATGTTACTTGTAATAACGCAAAAATGGTATATGATTTTGGTATAGGACAAGGTGCTATTTTAAAAATATGTCGTAGTGGCATGGTTATCCCATATATCATTGATGTTGTAAAAAAATCCGAAGAGTATTTTCTGTTTCCAACTAATTGTCCTTGTTGTAATACAACATTAATATGGAATGACACTAATACACATTTAATGTGTACAAATGAAAACTGCACTGAACGTAAAATTAAACAAATAACATCTTTTTTTGACATACTTGATGTTAAAGGTGTTCGTGAAACTACATTTAGGCAATTATATAATTCTGGCTATGATACAATCCAAAAAATACTTGCTATGTCAATTGATGATTTAAAAACAATTGATAGGATGGGAGAAACCAAAGCATCTAATACTTATGATTCTATTCATTCAAAAATAGATGATATCACATTATCTAAACTTCAACATGCTTCAGGTTTTTTTTCTGATCAAAATACCGGATTTAGTCTTGGAAGTAAAAAGCTTCTTCTATTAGAACATTTTACTCAAAAACCATCTGTTTCAGATGTTAAAGAAATTGATGGCTTTTCAGATTCATCTGCATTATTATATTGTAGTAATTATGATCGTTTTTTTGAATGGGCGAAAACTCTTTCTGTATCAATAAAAAAAGAAAAAGAAACTATCATCACAAGTGATAATTGCATAGGTAAAACATTTATATTCACTGGTATAAGACGAAAGGATCTCGAAGAAATCATCAAGCAACAAGGCGGAAAGGTGGTAGATTCGATTAGTAGAAATTGTACTCATTTAATCATGAAAACGATTGGAAGTGGATCAAATAAAGAAAAAAAGGCACTTGAATATAACATGATCATATGGACTGTCGAACAACTTGAAAATTTCTTAAATAAATAAATTATTAGCACAAAAATTTTAAATTATGCTATCAATCATATCTTTACTTGCGTTAACTTTTTTTGGAGTAATTAGTTATTTTATTAACTATTTTACTGGAATCCATGAATTTCTTACAATTAGTATTATATTTTTTACCATAGACGCACTAAGTTTTTTTATATTGTTTTTTATAAATAGCAATAGTTGGGAATATGAAATTAACCGTTTAAACGAAATTCATAAGTATAAAAAATTACTAATGTTAAAAAAAGAACAATTTGATAATGTAAAAATTGAATGGGTGAAATATTTAACAATAGAATATCCAAATTTAGAAAAAGATATTTTCAATAAAATGAGTTTAGATGAAAAAAATCAACTAACATCATATTTTGTTAAATATCCACAATTATCATCTAGTTCGATGTTTAATACGTTAATTCAAGGAATTTCAAATATGTATAATAATATTTATGAATTAGAAAGTTACATTGCAGATGAAGAAGAAAAATTGAAAAATTCAATAGTTAATAAATGGCATATTTTTCATTCATCATTATGCAAAGATTACATCAATTCAATTAAATAAAGTTTATTTTTCATTTTGGTAAAGTTATCCCACTTAAAAGAATATTATTTTTTTAAGTGGTGGTAACTTTTTGTTATATAAGTATATATAAATCGGCATGTTTTTTGATTAATAATCTTATTAAGATTGAATAAAAACAACGAAAATTATATATGAAAAAAATTATATTTATAATAGCATTATTTGCTATTATTTTAAGTTCTTGTAAAAAAGATACAACACAGCCAACAAATAATGAATTTAATTGGCAAACGACTAAAACAATTAATGTGAATATTGGTGCTAATATTACTGAAAGTATTGGTAATTTAGTGAAAATAAAAATTTATAATAATAATCCAATTAACAACGGTGTTTTAATAGCATCAGGTTCTGCTGGTTATAATTTACCATTTGAAACAAAAATTAAGATACCAACAGATTTAAAACAAATCTACATTGAGTGTATAGGTTTTAAAAGAACTTATCAAATTGATTCTGTAGCAGTAACAAATAACATAAATTATGTATTTAATGAGCCAACTAATGGTTTTAAAAATATTTCTATAACAGAACCTGATTGTAGTGGTGATAACACAATAACAGGAAACATCCCTGTAACAATAACAGGTGGTAAAACTTATGTTGTTAGTGGACTTTATACTGGAAAAATAACATTCGAACATTGGAATGGTGGTGGCACTTTAAAAGTTTGCGGTTATGCTAATTTAAATAAAGAAATCACTTTGGGTAATAATTGTAATATTATTGTTACTGGTAATGGTAAATTTTCATCAAATAATATTGTTAATTTAAATGGTAATTCTACATTTATATCATATCCAAATACTGAAACAGTTATATCAAAGTTAAGATCAAATTCAGTAAATTCATCTATAGTTAATTATTCACCTATTTTTATATGTGGTGGACAAACTAGTGAAGATTTTATTTTAAATGGAAAATTAGAAAATAACGGAACTATTCAATTTGTAAAAAAATTCACAACAACAAGTGGTAGCGATGTCGTTAATAACGGTGAAATTACTATTACTGATAATTTTCAAGTAAATGGAAATAACGCAACAAAATTTATTAATAATGGTAAAATAAAAGTTTATCATGGGTTTATACAATTTAACGCTCCAGTTGAAAATAATTGTAGTATAATTGGTAATAATGAGATGAATAATAATTATTGTCAAATTAATTCAAATTATACATCTAATGGCGGTTTGTTAAAATTCGGAAAAAATACAGGTACTATTTATTTTAATGGTAATGGTCAGATTAAATTAAATAACAAATCTATGATAAGCTCATATGATTTAGAAGTTAATAATAATATTTATGGTAATGGTAGTTTAAATTCAATTTCAATAATAAATACTATTAAAATCAATAAATCTAAAATCAGTGGTTCTATTGAAACAGCTAATAATTTAGGTACATTAAGTAACGGCGATTTATCTAATTTTATCAACGGTGCTACTTTTGTGAGAATCACAAACATAACTAACTACATACCAATCTCTGATTGCAATTCGATTGGAATTGGTACACTAAATATAATAGATATTGATGGTGATGGTGTAGCTGATAATTTAGACGAATATCCAACTGATCCAAAAAGAGCATATAATACATATTATCCCCCAAATATAAATTCATGGAATACTTTGACATTTGAAGATTTATGGCCTTCAAAGGGGGATTATGATTTTAATGATCAAGTTATCCTTTATAAATATAAAGTGGTAAGTAACGCACAAAATAAAATAGTTGATATTTTAGGAAAATATAAAGTAATAGCAGTAGGTGGGAGTATAAATAATGGTTTTGGTGTTCAATTTGATAATATAACACCAAATCAAATAGAATCAGTTAGTGGTTATGTAAATGAATTAGAAAATGGTCAAACAAATGCGGTAGTAGTATTATGGTATGATGTAAATAATGTAATTCATAGAGTAGGTGGTTCAATGTTTAATACAATACCAGAGAACCCAATAGGCACATCTGATACGATAGATATTAAAATACATCTTAATGTACCACTTTCAATAAATACTGTTGGATTGCCACCTTATAATGCTTTCATTATGCGTACAAATGATAGAGGACATGAAATACACTTGATAGATAAAAAACCAACAAATTTAGCAAATGTCAATTTGTTTGGAACTGTTGATGACGCATCGATACCATCACAAGGTAAATATTATAGAACTAAAGAAAATTTATATCCTTGGGGTTTAGATATACCATATGTTTTTGAATACCCAATTGAAAAAGTGGAAATTATAGAAGCACATTTAAAATTTTCAACGTGGGTCGAATCAAACGGCATTCAATATCCAGATTGGTATAAGAACAAAATAGGTTATAGAGATGAAAGTAAAATATTTTAAAACAAAGAATCCAGAATCATTCTGGATTTTTTTTTTAATTTTAAGCGTATGTTATTTTAATATATAAAGAAAAATAAATTATAATCAAATGGCATCGACTTCTACAAAAAAATTAGTTAATCTAAATCCAAATATATTATTAGAATATGAATATAATAGTACACACATTAGTGAGAATTATAGTATTTGGTCAGATTTAAGTAAATCAACAAGAAATTTCGTAAGTTCAACAAATTATAATGACATTAATCATAATTTATTTCAAATAGATTCTGTATTAAAAAAATACAGTAAAATAAATACAGAAAAATTTAATTTTCTTAAAATACAAAATTATTTTTCTGCACCAGTGATGTACGACAAAATAAGATTATACTTACCAAACAATTATAATTTTGATAATTATTATGGATTTATGATGAAAATTTATAGTTATGATTATTATAACAAAAAACAATACATGTTAAGTAATTATTTTTATGATAAAACTGACATAAAAATAATCAATGGCACAACTGAATATGCAGAATATTTAATTAATTTAGGGCAACCTTTTACATATAGCGGAAAAGAATGGAATAAATATATTGAATTTTACGTACCATCATTACAAGAAATTAGCAACCAAAGAGATATAAACGTAAATGTAAATAAAGTAATAACTGATTCTATTAATGATAATTTAACTGCTGGTATTGGTTTATCTTTAAATAATCCTATTTTTATTGAATTTTCATTTATAGTAAGTAAACAAAACACATTTGGTACTGATTATTATTTTTTAGGCGATACATATAAATTATCTTTATCTAAACAGCCGGAATACCAGACATTAGGCGTAACAATAAAAGAGTCTACCGACTGGGACTTTTTTGAAATATACGGCACGTATGATAATTCCAATGAGAATCTCGATAATTTTGTAAATGATTTAGAAAATAAAGGTAAAAGAATAAATATAGAGTACATTGTTACTTTATATGAAGAAAATTTAATTAGTGGATTTCCGACTACATTTTTAGTAACTGAAAATTTCTCACAAAAAATAGAATATAGACCGATTATAAAATATTCGAATACTACAGCAGCAATTGATATTGAAATGAAAATTTTAGATTTAATAGACAATAGCTCTATTAGTCGATTCGCATCTATCGGTTTAACAAATAATTTATTAAAATATGGTAAAAAATTAGCTAAATTAGACGTATCTACAATAACAAAACCTAAAATTTATAATTATAAAGCTGATAAAATAATGAATTTTGGAACGACTACACAAAATAAAACTAATTTAAATGTTGTAAAAGTACCATACCCCATTTTAATCAACAATTATAAAATATTAGCGAGTAATTATACTAATAATCAAAACGAATATAAATCAATAGGAACATTAAATATAATTTTAACGCCTTTTGATAATGTAATTAAATTTCAAATAGCTAAACAAGATGCTGCTAATTTACCAATAACACCATATAATTTAAGTGAAATGTTATTAAATAGCAAATTAAATTTAATATTTAAATCAGATTCAAAAACAATAGAAAAAGATATTTATTTTCAAAGCGGTGATAATAATTTTGAGAATGGAGTTGTTGTATTTAAAATAAACCAAGAAGACATACCTATATTAAAACAAATGATAAAAGAAAAATCTGATAATTTCTATATTATATTAAATGCAAATAAAACAAAATCTTTATTATATTCTGGTAAATTTAAAATATATGAAAATGTTAAATTTGTAGACATACAACAAACATCAATAGGTACTATGGCTACACTAGGCACAGTAACTGGTTCTACAATAACTACGGCAACTGGTTATACAAATAATATAGAAAATACTCCACCACCACAATTTGACGCAAACGGTATCCCTGTAATAAATCCTAATTCACGTGGACAAATTGATTATTATCGAAATTTAGTTGTTTATTGTAAACAAAATCTAACAACTGCACAATTAAATGAAGTGCGTTTATTATTAAGTTCTGTCGGTACATTAACATATTATTTAAATAGTGTTTTTGTTATGAGTCGGGTTAAAGTAGAAGACATAGAAATATTAAAAAGAAATAACATGATCAGTGTAGTATATCAAATGCCGTTAGATTATGGTTGGACTAAAAAAACAAATTCGTATAATATAGATATAATCAATAAAACATCTACTGAAATTATAACAAATAACAATATTAGTTAACATAACCGTATAATTTTAACACATCACTCGGTGATGGCGGTGGTCTTAAAACTATTAATGTGGTTGTTGATATAATATAATCATCACCATATGTTTGTAATTGTCCATTCAAATAAAACATATTTAAAGTTGTTGTTAACCCACTAGATAGTGTATAAAAATAATTATTGTTATTTTGTAAACCACTTAAATTAATTTCAGTCAATCTGTCATTATTGGTTACGGTTGAGCCAAAAACAAATGAAATAAAATAATCTGTATTATTAATTAAATTACCATTTCCTGCTAAACAAGTAAATCCAGATATTAAATTAACTGTTATAAACGGTTTAGTATTTGATACTGATTCAAAATTATAAATACCAAAAATAGATGCGTTGTTTTTTTCTTCTATTTTTAACAACCCAGTAACCCACATATTCAACCAATTATCTAATGATTGACCATCCAAATCTGTTGTATTAATTACTAGTTTGTTAACTAAAGCCAAATTAAGATTACCAACATAAGAATCATTACCAGCCCAAAACGTACCCATCGGTGGCAATTGTGGTGTAATAGGTATTAATTGACATGGTAAATTTGGTATTGTTGTTGTAAATTTCCAAACTCTTGTCGCACCACCATAACCACCACTATAACCAGATGTACCAGAACTACCATAAAACGAACCATCAACACCAGAACTACCACTTGTTCCAGTATTACCAGAACTACCAGAACTACCTATAGCAGACGTGCCAGATGTAGCTGATGAACCAGACGTGCCATCACCTGAACTTCCTGATGTACCGAATGTACCTGAAATGCCACTTTTACCTGATGTACCAGATGTACCAAACCCACTCGTACCCGACGTGCCTGATGATGTACTACCTGTTATATTATATGTTATACCAGTAAAATTATTTATAGTTATATACGTATTGCCACTTAATATATAAGTTATATTACCGTATTCGTCTTTTTCCCATAAACCAATACTATCTTGTCCAAGATATATATGTCCTGCATCTGGATTGTTAATTATGTTTGGATCTATACGTTCTATTTTAATAAAACTCATATCATATTATTTTATTTTATAAATTCACTATTTGATCCGAACGAATCAACAGTATAAATTACACCAAATGTGAGTATATTCGTAGCTATCGAATATAAATCATTGCCAGTAAATTGCAAACTATTATTATATTTATCTCTTATTATTCTAATTTGCAACACATTAGATATAGTCGTTCCACTAAATATAGGCAAACTTGATGAATATGAAACTTGATGCAATGTTGTTCCTGTTGTATAAGTATATAATAAATTATTACATTTTAAATAATTCCATGTATTTTCTTTTTCATTATCGATGCGCTGATATCTATATTGTAATAAAAAATTAGGATTATTATTTTCTGTTTGAAACCAATGTAAATTCATTTTAATACTCGAATTTAATTCTTTATCATGATCTATTTGTATATTTTTAGTTAAATATTGATATATATCTGCTGTTGTGTCGAAATCAATAGTAGTTTCATTTAAATTCATAGTTAAGCTTGTACCACTTATATTAAAAGATAAAGCATCAAATGATTGTTCTTTAAATTTACCTGTTGTAATATTAGATAAATTGCCCCATTGAGTTTGTGTTAAATGAAAATATTCACCTGCTGTCCCACCACTTAATCCTAAAAGTTCATTATGGTTATCGTTACCGGATGTCCCAGATGTTCCAGATGAACCATTAGATTCAAAAATATATGATATTAAATATTTTTTTTCAGGCACTAATGTACCATTTCCAGATAATATAGTAAAACCACTTAATTGATAAGTATCCAAACTTATTTTAGTTATATTGGTTATTTTATATAAACCATAGTTTTGTAAATTTAATTCATCTTCAATTTTTACAAAACCATAACTCCACGAATCAATCCAACCATCTAAATCTTGATTATCAAAATCACGTTGATTTATTCTTATATAATTAAGCAACACCAAATCATAATTTGAAAATGTAGTGCTATACGCATTAAAATAATTTTGTGGCGGTGTAGTATTTGTCGTAAACGACCATTTTCTAGTTGCGCCACCATATCCGCCATTTATACCTGATGTACCAGAACTACCATTACCATCTACACCAGATGTAGCAGAACTTCCACTTGTAGCAGACGTACCAGAACTACCAAAAGCTGAACTACCAGATGTACCTGATGTTGACGATGAACCTGATGTACCAAAACCAGATGTACCTGATGTGCCGTTACCAGAACTTCCCGATGTACCAAATGTTCCAGAAACTCCACTTTTTCCTGATGTACCCGATGTACCAAATCCAGATGTACCTGATGTTCCTGATGATGTACTTCCGGTTACTAAATATGTTGTGCCTGTAATACTATTTATAGTTATATATGTATTCCCGCTTAATATATAATTTATTAAACCGTTTTCATCTTTTTGCCATAAACCATAATTATCTTGACCAAGATAAATATGACCATGATCAGGATTAGATATTATATTCGGATCTATTTTTTGAATTTTTATAAAACTCATGTAGAATTTTTATTTATATATATTAAAAAAATTCAACTAATAAAAACCTCATATAGTTATAGTGTGTTTATTTGTCCACACTGTAGGACTTAATGAAGTACAATAATCTATATAAAAACCACTATTATCGCTCCACTCACGCCAATCACCAATAGAATCAACACCCATAATATTTCTATGTAATATAGCTTTACCAATTGGAATTTGTAAATTCTCATCAAAATCACTCATCCATAACAAATTACTTGCTTTAATTTTTTTAATATTATTGTTGTTGTCGATACCACTTGAACTACTTAACAACATATAATCATTGGAACTTACCGTTGTTTTTTCTATAACATTTTGTATTGTATTTGTTCTTACACCTATATAATTTGTTTCTTTAACCCAAGCCGATTCATCTGATGTGAATGTTGTATAGCTTCTACTAACGCTATTTGGAGCTGTCGAGCCTGTTATAACAAAAGAAGATGCTGTATCGTTCAAATCTGTTGTACTTTTATTTAATTGATGTTGTGTAACAAGAATTAATAATTTTTTATTATGATCGCCACCAACAGGTAAAGTTGTTGTTCCTATTCTAAACCCATTATATGTAAATTTTATACTATTATTAGAACTATTAACATAACAATTATTGAATTTTAAAGATACTGTGGTATATTCATGTATAGAACTTATTTGAATATTATTAATTGAACCTAACCCACCAACCACATTATAAAACGAACAGTTTTCAAATTTTATTTTAGATCTAGCACCAGAAGTTCCTGTTAAATTAAAAATTGTTTTATTTGATTGTGTATCCATTCGAATGTCACTTGGATTATCCCATATACTATTGAAAAATATATCAGTAAAAGTTGGATTACCGTCAGTAATAGTAACCGTGTAACCAGTTAATGTTTCTAAGGTTTCACCTGATGCAAAAGACCAATATGCAGAAAACCCATAAAAATTTATATTAGTTAAATCCCATGTGACACTATCATTCATTAAAATATAACCATTTAAATATATATTTCCACCTTCATATGTACTATTTATAAGTATAACAGCATCCTTCACTTCTTGCCATGATGTGCAATAAAAATTTGGTATTGTAGTTCCACTCATCCAATGTGCTAAACCATTGGCATCTGAAATCAACATTTTTCCATTTCCTTGATTACCATCAACATATTTAAAATCACCCACGACGTGTAATGTTGCATCTGGTGTTAGCGTACCTATACCAATATTATTATCAAACTCATATATTGGTGTCGTTGTGTTAACGATAGTTGTACCGTTTGTGCCGAATTTAGCAATATAATTTTGTGTACCACTCAAATTAGAGTTACCAGATGAACCCGACGTTCCTGATTCTGTTCGTACAAAAGAAATTAAAAATTCACCGTTTGATACTACACCATTAGCATTCAATACTGTAATATCACTAATATGATAAAACGTACCCCCTATTTTTGTAATCGTTGAACCTGTGTGTATATAATAAACACCAACAATTGATAAGTTTCTCCTATCTTCTATTTTTAAAATACCAACACCCCATGTAGATAACCAACCATCCATCATATCATTATCAGCATCTACACGATGCAATCTTAAATAATTAAATTGATCTAAACTATTACCAATTAAAGATAAACACATTTCACCAGTTGCAGGTGTTGTATTTGATAAATTTAATAACCATCGTCTAGTTGCACCACCATAGCCGCCATCAATTCCACTACTACCAGATGTACCGTCTAATCCAATTCCGCTACTCCCAGAACTACCAGATTCGCCTGATGACGCTGATGTTCCTGATGATCCTGAAATTGAAGATGTTCCTGAAGTCGAAGATGTTCCTGATGTACCTGATACACCCGATGTCGAAGATGTTCCTGATGTACCATCACCCGAACTTCCAGATGTACCAACTGTACCTGAAATACCACTTTTTCCTGATGTACCAGATGTACCAAACCCACTCGTACCCGACGTACCTGATGATGTACTACCTGTTATATTATATGTTATACCAGTAAAATTATTTATAGTTATATGTGTATTTCCACTTAATATATAAGTTATATTACCAAATTCATCTTTCTCCCATAAACCGATGCCATCTTGCCCAAGATATATATGTCCAGCATCTGGATTGTTAATTATATTTGGGTCTATACGTTCTATTTTGATAAAACTCATTTAAAAGTTTTATCTTTATATATAAAAAAAATTAAATTGTTATTGTATGTTTATTAACCCACACAGTAGGTGTTATCGAAGAACAGTAATCTATATAAAAACCCAAATTATTGCTAATTTCTCTCCAATCACCAACAGTATCCACATTTAAAACTTGTCTATGATAAATTGCATTACCTCTAATTATTTGCATATTACCGTTCAAACTCAATGTACCTGAATCATAATTACTATTTGATATAAAAGAAATATAATAATCTTTATTTTCGATTAAACTACCATTCGATGCTAAACACATTAAATTAGTTATTTTTATAGTATTACCTATAATTATAGGTGTGGTGTTTATTTTATATAAACCAAAATTAGAAAAATCTTCACGATTTTCTATTTTTAATATACCTATATCCCAAGTAACTAACCAATAATATAAATTTTGTTCATCAAAATCAATTTTATTAAGTAAAATATATTCTAATACACCAAGATTTGAATTTAAATATGTTTCACTCCATCCAAAAAAATAATTTGCTTCTGGTATAGTGTTACCAGAAAAAATCCATCGTCTTGTCGATGCACCATAACCACCACTCCATCCACTTGTTGCACTTGATCCTGATGAACCAAAAAAATTACCATCTTTTCCAGAAGTACCTGAACTACCCGATTCACCAGATGTAGATGATGAACCTGAACTACCAGATGTCCCAAAACCACTTGTGCCTGATGTTCCTAACGCTGAACTACCAGATGTTCCAAATGTACCTGATATTCCACTTTTCCCAGATGTACCCGATGTACCAAACCCACTTGTGCCTGATGTACCCGATGATGTACTTCCAGTCGTATTATATGTTATACCAGTTAAATTATTTATAGTTATATATGTGTTTCCACTTAATATATAAGTTATATTACCATATTCGTCTTTTTCCCATAAACCAATACTATCTTGACCCAGATATATATGTCCTATATCCGGATTATTAATTATATTAGGATCTATTTTTTCTATTTTAATAAAACTCATAATAGTATATATTTTATTTCAAAAATAGAAAAATAAATTATATACCTATTATTATGGTTTATTAGATGTAATTAATAACGATTCTTGTAAATGTGAATTAATTCGTGAAATATTAATATTAACAAAATTTGTCACTTCTAATAATTTAAAAATTCTTTTTTCAGTAAATCCGGTTTTATGGTAATCGCCAATTTTAGTTTGTGCGCCAAATATTCTTTTTAAATAAAAATCCCATTTATTTGGATCATCTTCGTTTGATTTCAACCATTCTGATACGCAATATTCTAAATCAGGAATATTTATTACTAATTTGCCATTTTTAATTAAAACCCTATTTATTTCTTGTAAAACACCCAACACTTCATGTTCAGCAAAATGTTCTAATACATGCGATATATGGATTTCTTCAATAGTTTCATTTTCATAATCTAATTTTCTAATATCCATTATAACATCAGCTGGCTCATTTATATCTATATTTATGAAATCGTCTAATAATTGATCACCACAACCTAAATTTAATTTTTTATGTTCTTTGAATTTTTCTTTATTTATATGTGGTAAACGATTTATCCATCTTTCATCAATAAATTTTTTATCATCTAATGTCAATCTGCCATTTAAAGGTATATTAGTATGATAATTCCTTAAATCTATATCAGGATAAGCTGTATATTTTCCATTAGCTAAATCCATATGCAAACATTGAACATCAGTATCAACAAGAAGTCTAAATCCCATTTTATGCCACCTATGTACAAAAAAATTATCTTCGCCTATAAACGGTATTCCTTCTATTTCATTGGCTATACAACAAAACGGTATTTCAGGATCAGAATCCTTTAATTTTTTTAAAAGTGATACTGGTATTAAAGCCGCATCTAAACCAGTTTGCCACGCTTCATAAACTTTACCTGGGTCAACATTAGCAGGGTAAATCATATTATTATCTTTAACCATTATCATTGGTACTGATAATTTTATATAATACACACCAACTACCATAGCGTCTGGATTTTTTTGTGCTGTTTCATGTAATTTTCTAAAACCATCAAAAGGTATTACTGTATCTTCACCAACAAAAAAAAGATATTTAGCCCCGCTATTTATAACTTCTTCTATTAAATAATTTCTAGCTACATCCACTGCTTCACCTCCAATATTTATAAAACCGTGTGAAAATGCTGAAAAATCTACATGTAACCCTATATGACCATCTAATTTTTGAGCTGGGGTTTCATCTAAATTTCTACGAGGTTGAGCTATAACAACATAAGGTTTAATTTCATTTGAATCTTCTA